AGATCTCATTCTTAATAATATCTCCTAGTCCATTGTTACGAAGCCAGTTAAACGCCGCCTCTTTGTTTGCTTCCGTTATGGTTGCACGGTACGACGTAGCTACTTTAAGATGTGATCCATCTTGTAACTTTAATTCTGATAAACCCATTTCAGACATCATGGTCGGTATAACCTCACCTGATATATGGTCTCTTTTCTTTTTTAATAGTTTTAGTCTAGACTCTGCCTCATCTATTTCTGAAAAAACTATTTCTAATCTTCCAACTTGATCTGCAAGTGACTGAATATTATCAGTCTTCTTCATTGCATCCTGTTGGTCTCTTTCAAAATCAATTGTCATCTATTTCTCCTTTCTCGTATAGATTAATTTCAATAGGATAATATTTTCTTTCTTGTTTATCCCACTTTAACAAATTGTATTTACCGTTTGTAATATCAGATACAATAGAGCATGCAACACCTATTAGTGCAGGATCACCTGTTAATAATAAATGATCACCTGAATTAAAATTTTTTAGTCCTTGTCTTAATTTAAAAATTAAAGGTCCAGGAGAAAAAATCATTTGCGAAAACTCTGGCAATAAAAATTTTAATTTGCCATAGCTAGAGGCACCCATAATATTAATTTTGGGATTGCCGGCTTGTGTGCCTGCAACTTCTTGTATAACGTAAACTATTCTTTCTGACATTATGACTTGACATATAGTGCATCCTGGATTATATGTCAACCCATAGAAAGAAGAAAAATTATGAATTATAAATTTAAAACAAAGCCATACAAGCATCAAATAAATGCTTTAGAAAAGTTATCCTCTCACAATACTTTGATGGCAGTAGATGAGTCTACTACAATAAAAAATCCATCTGCAAGAAGAACTAAAAATATTATAAGTCTTGGTAAGCTTGCAAAGTATAGACGTATTATGACTGGTTCTCCTATTACAAAAAATCCATTAGATTTATATACGCAGTGTGAGTTCCTTGATCCGTGGTTGTTGGACTTTACTTCATACTACGCGTTTCGTAACCGGTATGCAGAGATGAAAACTATGCATATACGAGGAAGATCTATACAAGTTGTTAGTGAGTTTAAGAATCTTGGTGAGTTGTCTGAGACCGTAAAAACATTTTCTGATAGAGTTTTAAAAGAAGATTGTTTAGATCTACCACCTAAAAATTTTATTAAGAGACATGTAACACTGACTCCTGATCAAAAGAAAATATATAATCAAATGAAAGAACAGGCCATAGCTGTTTTAAACGGTAAGGTTACTTCTACTATGACGGTTCTTACACAATTAATGCGTCTACATCAAATAACTTGTGGACATTTTACAGCTGATGATGGTTCTACTCAATCTGTTGAAAGTAATAGATTAAATGAACTAATGAATGTATTAGAAGAGACAGAGGGTAAAGCAATTATCTGGGCTAATTATCAATTAAGTGTTGGTGAAATTATACAAAGAATAATTAAAGAATATGGTGAAGATTCTTATGTTCATTATTATGGTTTAACTTCACAAGAAGATAGACAAAACTATATTCGTAAATTTCAAAACGATCCAAAGTGTAGGTTTTTAATTGGCACACCACAAACAGGTGGGTATGGAATTACACTTACACAGGCCAATACCGTAATATATTATTCTAATGGTTACGACCTAGAAAAGAGACTACAATCAGAAGACAGAGCACACAGAATAGGACAAAAGAAAACAGTGACTTATATTGATCTGATTTGCGAGGATACGGTTGATGAGAAGATTGTGAAGGCTTTAAGAGATAAAATAAATATTGCATCCGAAGTTATGGGTGAAGAATTAAAAAACTGGATTTAAATTATATCTTTTGCTTTACCTATTACAGGTTTGTATTTAGTTTTACCCTCTGATTTAAAAGCATGTAAGAATTGTTTTCTTGGTTGGTCAGTAATATAGCTGCAATGTATCCACCCAGAATTTGGTTCTCCTGGTGTATAGAACTCTAATATTAATTGGTCAAAATCTAGGTTTGCATAAATCCAATCAGCTAATTCAGCATTATCCGTGCCCATTACTTCAAAGTCCGCAGCCTCAGCTTTAGCATGCTGTGAGTTTACAGAGCTACCAATTTTTAAACAAAGTTCTTCACTACGAAATCCGCTAGTCACTTTTACTCTGCCGAAGTGATCACGCACTGGTTGTAAAATATTTTCACATAGTGCTTTTAGTTTTTCAATCTGACCTGAATTAGGATTATTATTAATATCCAATCTAATCGCAGTATCCGATTTAATAAGCTCTTGAAGGGTGAAGTTACGACTTAAATTCATTGTATCATATTTAATATTAAAGCAATAATTATACCTATGGCACCACCTATTATCATTTTCTCCATACGTGCAATACGTTCTTTAACTTCTTTTATTTGATCAAACGTTTGTTTTTGCATTATTCTGCAAAGCTTTTCGTGATCCTCTATCTTTTGTAGTGCCGATTTTTTCATTAAGTTCTCCTACTAGCAATAACTTGCTCTTCTGGTGATAGTAACGCAGTCTGTGTACGTGTCAAGTTAGTATTTGGATTCACATTTGCTCTTGTTGTTTGCACGATAGGCATAGGTGTGTTGCCTAATGGTGGTGTTTGTATTGGTGCTTCACTAAATAAATCTTTAACTCTATCTAATCCTCTCTCCAAAACATTTGGTTCTGTAGTTTCTTCTTCTGTTTCAGTCTCTCTCATTAAAGGTATTTTTTTATATTGTCTTATAATATCTTTAAATAAT